CGAAGACTTCAACAATCTAATTACGATGACAAATTGGTAGATAAAAAGTATGCAGAACGTGGAACGTCAGGCGCTGCACAAGCTAGAAAAGAAAAAGATGCTATGCTTGAAAAGTTAGTTGACGATCTGGAGAATATTAGAAGCTATGGTAAAGACGCCCCTAAAGGTCGTTCTTTTGGACAAAAAAATCGTGGTAAGCAAGGCAAGATGATTACTGGCAAAGCCAAAGGTGGCAAAGTCAATAATTATGAGCACGGTGGTTGTGTAATGGCTGGTCGTGGCGGCTCATTTAAAGGAGTAAAGTAATGAAAACAACTGAAAAAGATGGTGTTGTTAAGGAAGTTATGCCGAAGGAAGGCACTCCCTCGACAACTATGGAAAACTCTGGTCACTCTCGTGGCGGCGGCGCTGCTATTAGCGGCACCAAATTTGTTGGAGTGAAGTAATGACAAAGATCGTTATCAACATTGATATGGAACAGCTTAAAAGCGGCGTCAATCAAATGGTTGATGACGATCAAGTCGAAGATTTCACTTGCCCTATAGTTACAAGTGATAAAGATGAAAACTCTGAGAACAAGCAGATTGCTATTGATGAGTTTGCATACGGGAAGCCTACTTCAAAAACAGGCAAAAAGACCGAAGAATGTGGAATTTGTGAGTATTATGACATTCGATCTGAAATGATTGGGTGCATTGAAGACGGCATGGGAGATGCCGAAGGTCTGGGTTATTGCTCTAAGCTTGAATTCGTTTGCGCTTACGACAAGGTTTGCAACGCATATGAAGCTGGTGGGCCTATAACAGATTATGAAAATGAAGATAAATCCCCCATTGATGGCGGTTCTAAGGATATCTTCTAATGAGGTTGGAGCGGGATAAGTTAGAGTTTTCTCCCGACTCTTTGACGCGAACGTTCTCAGTTCACTGCTCTAAGCTGGTTGAGCGCCTTCCGCTCCAACACCCGAAAAGGAATGAAAATGGCTATTGAAAGAGATATGGGCGCTGGGGGAATAAATTTACTTCCTGAAGTTGCAGTTGATCAGGAACTTATGGTTCCAGAAATGCCTCAAGACCCCGGTGTTTTTGAGTTTGACGATGGAACTGCAATTGTTGGCGAATACGAAGAAGGCGTAGCTCCTTTAGAAATTGAGTTTAACAGCAATTTAGCCGATTACATTGAAGACGCCGATCTTGCCGTTATTGCTTCTGATTTGACTGGCGATATTGATGGCGACTTTTCGGCTCGTCAAGACTGGGAAGATACCTACAAACGTGGACTAGAATACCTTGGGATGAGGTATGAGGACCGGACTGAACCGTTTGCCGGGTCTTCTGGTGTTGTCCATCCGCTACTTGCGGAAAGCGTTACTCAGTTTCAAGCCCAAGCTTATCGTGAGATGTTGCCTGCAAGCGGCCCTGTCCGCGCTGAAGTTGTTGGCGCGACTAATGAAGAGCTTATTAAGCAAGCTGAACGCATTAAAGACTACATGAACTACATGATTACTTATGAGATGGAGGAATACGATCCTGAGATGGATCAGATGCTTTTTTATCTCCCTGTAATTGGTTCTACTTTTAAGAAGGTCTACTTTGACCCCTTGAAGGGTCGCGCTGTTAGCCAGTTTGTCCATGCAGAAGACTTGGTTGTTCCTTATGGCGCAACTGATTTGGCTTCTTCCCCTCGTGTTACGCATGTAATTAAGATGGATTCTAACGAAGTTCGTAAGCTTCAATTGGCTGGGTTCTATAGTGATATTGATCTTCCAACTGGGTCTGGATCAAACTCAGAAGATATGTCTGACGTACAGCAGACTATTGATGAGATTCAGGGCGTACACCCTAGCAACTCATCGACTGAGTTAACTTTGCATGAAGTTCATACAGATTTGGATATATCTGGGTTTGAGGACATTGGCCCTGACGGAGAAGAAAGCGGGTTAAAGCTTCCTTATATTGTTACTATATTGGCTGATACAGGGGATGTTTTGGCTATTCGTCGTAATTATGACGAAATGGACATGATGCGGCGTAAGAAGCCTTACTTTGTTCACTACAAGTTTCTTCCCGGTCTTGGGTTTTATGGCTTAGGCTTGACTCATATGATTGGTGGTCTTGCGCAGGCTTCTACGTCGATTCTACGACAGCTTATCGACGCTGGCACACTGTCCAACCTACCCGCTGGCTTTAAGGCTCGCGGAGCGCGTATTCGAGATGAGGAAAACCCGATCCAACCGGGTGAATTCCGAGACATAGACGTTGCTGGCAGTGACATACGAACCTCTCTAATGCCTTTGCCGTTCAAAGAGCCATCTGGTACCCTTTACAACCTTTTAGGCACTCTTGTGGACGCAGGACGCCGCTTTGCTTCTATGGCTGACATGAAGATAGGCGAGATGGGTGGTGAGACTCCTGTAGGCACTACAATGGCTATTATGGAGCGTGGGACTAAGGTTATGTCCGCGATTCACAAGCGGATGCACTATTCTCAGAAGCTTGAGTTCAAACTACTTGCGAAGGTTTTTTCTGAAACAATTCAGTCTTACCCTTACATGCCTTCTACCGAGTTTGGCCCAGAGGTTTTTGCGACTGACTTTGATGGTCGAGTTGATGTGCTTCCGGTCAGTGACCCAAACATCTTCTCTATGGCACAACGTATTGCTTTGGCTCAAACGCAATTGCAGTTGGTTCAGTCGAATCCGCAGATACATGGTGGGCCACAAGGTTTGTACCAAGCGTACAGGAATATGTACGAGGCCCTTGGCGTTAATAACATTGACGGCATATTGCCACCTCCACCACAGCCTCAACCAGCCAATGCTGCAAAAGAAAATCAGATGGCTATGAATGGCGCTCCACCACAGGCTTTCCCTGACCAAGACCACAAAGCTCACATGGAGACGCACTTAGCAATTATGTCCACTCCTGTGGTTCAGATGAACCCACAGGTTCTTGGCATCTTGCAGGGTCACATTCAAGAGCACATTGGTCTGTTGGCTGAACAGCAAGCAAGCCAGATGGTTATGGAGCAAGCTGGTCCTGAAGTTCAACAGAATCCAGAGGCCGCACAGATGCTGCAACCAGCCATAGCTCGTCAAGCAGCTATGCTTATTGCTGAACTCACTGAGCAATACGCACAGACAGTTGAGCCAATTTCTGAAGGAACAGATCCACTTGTTGAAATCAGGAATCAAGAACTACAGCTAAAAGCCGCAGATTTGCAGCGCAAGTCTGATGAATTCCAAGCGAGTCAACAGCTTGATCGTGAGCAAGACGCAGCGGATATGCGCTTGGCTCAAGAGCGTCTGAATTTGCAGCAAAATGCACTGCAAGACAAAACTCGTGTTGCAGAAGAGCGCGTGCAAACTCAGCGTGACATTGCGGCACTTAACAATGACACAAAACAAAGGGGTATAAATAATGTCCAGTAGCGTTCGTGAAAAGATGATTAAGGTAGATCAGGAAAAGAAACGATTAAGGCTATCTAAAGAATTGGAACCTGTGTTCCTGCAAGCCTTAGAAGAGACAAGGGCACGAGATGAAAACGGACATTTTATCGCTGACGACCCCAGCACGCCAGAAAACGAAGCTTGGTCTAAAAAGCCAGCCAAAAAAACTTCTGCTAAAAAGAAAACCTCAAAAAAGAATGTTAAGTAGGTTTAGCTCTATTGCTAGACCCCAAAGATTTACTGGTGTTTTTTAGAATATTGGGATATGTACTTGTGTTTCCCGCTAGATCGTATAAACTTCTAGTGGGAGACACACATGGACTCAATACATTTAGCTGACTATCTGTTCAAGAAGTTGCGTCAAAAGCGAGAGGACTTAGAGGTAGCTCTAGGCACTGGCAATGTGACCAATTTTGAAGAGTACAGGTACATAGTCGGGCAAGTAAAAGGTCTCACGTTCATGGAAGATGAGATCAGAACCTCAATGAAAAACATAGAGTATTCAGATGAATAAAAAACTTTACGTCCCTGAGCACGTTGCCAGAAAAATAAAACAGCCAGATGGTATGGAAAAGATTCCAAAACCCTTAGAAACTGCGTTTGGCAAGCCCAAAGAAGAAGAGAACAAGAACGAAAACGACCCATCAAAAATAGGTGTTTCTGTTCTGGAGAGGCTGCCACAGCCCACTGGTTACAGAATGTTAATTATCCCGTTCTATCCGGGGGAAAAGACTAAGGGTGGAGTTTATGTCCCTGACGCGGTTCGAGACAGGGAATCTTTTGCAACTGTTGCGGCATATGTCGTTAAGTTGGGACCGGACGCATACCAAGACTCCCAAAAATTCCCAACAGGGAACTGGTGTAATGAGAAAGATTGGGTTCTTATAGGACGATATGCTGGAAATCGCTTTAAAGTGGAAGGTCTTGAGGTCCGTGTGATAAATGACGACAATATTATTGCAACAATCCTTGACCCCAAAGATATTTCTTATGTATAAAGCAGATAGAGGGAACGAATTTTATGCAAGCTGAAGATCAAGACGACTTTGAAAACGCGACATCTGTTGAAATAGATGACGATAGCAGTTACGTCGAATCAGAAGAAAATGATTCCGATGAAGACTCAAGCCGAACAAATGTTCGTGAAAATGACGACGACGATTCAGAACTCGGTAGCTATAGCAAAAAAGTTGACAAGCGGATTAAGAAATTAACCGCAGCTAGGCGTCATGCTGAAGAAGAAGCTGCGGCGGCTGTACAATACATTCAAAAGGTACAGGCTCAAAACGAACAGTATAAGACTCGTTTGTCTAGCTTAGACAAGGGCTACATGAGCGAGTATGAGGGTAGGATTACCACTCAAGAAGCTCAAGCCAAACGGGCTATGACTGAAGCTTATGAAGCTGGGGAATACGATAAGGTTGCTGACGCTCAAACTGCGATTTCACAAATTGCAATTGAGAAAGAGCGTCTGCGTATGCAAAAGCAACGTTCGGCTCAAGAACAGCAGCAAGAACAAAATTCCCAACAACAACAAGCGCAACAACAGCAGCAAGCTCAAACTCAGCAGCGGCAAGCGCCATCACGAGACAAAAAACTAGAGTCTTGGATGAGTAAGAACTCTTGGTTTGGCCCTAATGGTAACAGCGTTATGACTGGCGCGGCTAGGGCTATCCACAATACGTTGGTTGCTGAAGAGGGTTTTGATCCTACCAGTGATGATTATTATTCGGAGATCGACAAACGTATGCGTCGAGAAATGCCGAACAAGTTTCAGGGTGACAGGAAGAACGTCCAATCTGTTACACCTGCGGGGAGTGGTACTCGCTCCCTCAAGTCTGGGCGGAAGAAGCAAGTAGAACTTAATGCAGGTCAAGTCGCTTTAGCACAGAAGTTAAATATACCTCTGGAAAAATACGCCGCTGAAGTTGCCAAAATTGCAAATCGGAGTAAATAATATGTCTGATCGTATGTCACGCGAGTCAAAATCGCGGGAGCTTGAAGAGCGCAAAGAATGGCGTCCGGGTTCAGCATTAGATGCTCCAGAACCTCCACTTGGATACAAACATCGCTGGATTCGCGAATCTGTGATGGAATTTGACGACAAAACAAACGTCCATAAACGGCGGCAAGAAGGATATGAACTCGTTGCGGCGGAAGAATATCCAGATTATTTTGGACCAGTAGTAGATGAGGGACGCAACGCAGGCATCATTGGTGTTGGCGGTTTGGTACTAGCGCGTATCCCCAACGAATTGGCTAAACAAAGACAGAACCACTATCAAGGCGTTACCACTAATCAAATGGAAGCCGTTGATCGTGACTGGATGAGAGACAATAATCCTGCGATGCCTAAGCTGGCAGCGCAACGCAAATCATCCGTGAGTTTCGGGTCACGGAAAAAATCTGAAGGATAAGTAAAATGGCGAATCAAGACGCCCCTTTCGGCCTTCGCCCTGTCCGCACGAGCACTAGCTCGCAGCGGCAAAATCGGTATCGTATTGCCTCCGCATATAACACAAACATTTTCCAAGGTGACATAGTTACAGTCGCCACAAATGGAACAATTGTTCGTGCGCCTGCTGGTGGTACTGCTCTGATTTTGGGTGTATTTAACGGCTGTCAATATGTAGATCCAAATGGCAATATCATTTACTCAAACTACTGGCCTGCTAACGCGACTGGTACTGACATCATCTGTCAAGTAATTGATGATCCATCTGCGACTTTCTTAATCCAAGCTAACGCTGCATTCCCTGTAGCCGATTTGTTTGGCAATTTTGATATTGTCGATGCAACAGCAGGAAGCACTGTAAGTGGCAATTCTCGTACTGAGATTGCTGTTAGCACAGGTGCAACTACTGCGGGTCTACCACTTAAAGCTATCGACATTTCTCAAGATCCTGAGAATAGCGATGTCTCCACCGCGAACACTAACGTGATCGTAAAAATCAATAATCACCTGTTCAGTGCTGGCACTGCGGGTCTGGCGTAAAGGAGACTAAGTTATGGCTATTTCACGTTCACAACTGGTCAAAGAGCTAGAACCGGGCCTCAACGCTTTGTTCGGCATGGAATATGACCGCTACGAAAACGAGCACGCTGCAATCTACGAAACTGAATCATCGGATCGTGCATTCGAAGAAGAAGTTATGCTCGTCGGTTTTGGAAATGCTCCAACAAAATCAGAGGGTTCTGGCGTAGAATTCGATAACGCAAATGAAGCATATACTGCTCGTTACTCACACGAAACAGTAGCACTTGCATTCGCGCTTACCGAAGAAGCTGTTGAAGATAACTTGTATGATCGCCTCGGCGCTCGTTATACTCGTGCTTTGGCTCGCTCTATGGCTCACACCAAGCAAGTAAAAGCTGCTGCAACGCTGAATAACGCGTTTGATGCAAACTTTACTGGTGGTGACGGCGTTGAGCTTTGCTCACTCGCTCACCCTCTATCTGGTGGCGGTACTTTCCGCAACGAACCTCAGACCCCTGCTGACCTCAACGAAACTTCACTTGAGAACTCACTTATTGATATCTCAACATTCGTTGATGAACGCAACATGATCATTGCCCTTCGTGGTATGCGTCTAATTTTGCCACCACAACTGCAATTCGTTGCAGATCGTTTGTTGGCATCAACTCTACGCGTAGGCACTGCGGACAATGATATTAACGCAATGAAGAACATGGGTATGCTTCCAGAGGGTTACACCGTTAACCACTTCTTGACAGACCCAGACGCTTGGTTCGTTAAAACTGATGTTCCAAATGGCTTCAAACATTTTGAACGCTCACCAATGCGTACAAACATGGAAGCTGATTTCGACACAGGTAACATGCGCTTTAAAGCTCGTGAGCGTTATAGCTTCGGCTATTCTGACCCACGCGCTGTATTTGGTTCGGCTGGCGCATAGCCTTCCGAACTTTGTTAGGGATTGGGGCAGCTTCGGTTGCCCCTTTCTTTTTTATTAATCCTGTTGTATCGTTAGGGCATCCCTGACAGTCGCATGGTGCGACTGACTTAACCCAGACAGGAGAAAATCATGGGTACTACAACTTTTTCAGGTCCAGTTCGCGTAGGACAGGCTCAAAAAAATACTAATCCACAAGTTGCTGGCGCGGTTAGGCTTGTTGCTCAAGGGTATATTCCAGACCCTACTGTGGCAGCTACAACAAATATTCGGCGCGGTCCACTTGCTACTGGTCCCGGTTCATTGCCTCTTATCCTACCTGCCAACGCTATCATCACGCGAGTTGAAGGTATTGCGTCCGCTACAGGCGGTACAAACCCTACATTTGATTTGGGTTTTGTTGAGGTTACTTCGGGTACCGCTCTTGTCGATTCAGACGGCATCCTTGA